CCCTGTGGCCCGGTCACCACCGATCCGCCCGTTCCGCCGCCGAGCCACAACCCTCCGGGGCCAAATGCGCCACGCCGAGCGCGCGCCCAGAATGGCACTGGCGGCAGGCCGGGCGGCTCGTCCATCGCTTCTTCGGCCTTGGCGACCCGGCGGGCGCGATCTTCTTCTCTCAGCAGGCCGGCCTTCAATTCCTTGTCGTTGGTGATGCGCAGACAAGCCTGCCTGGCGAGACGCAGCGAGACGTAATCGACGAAGTGTTCTGGCCACGCGCCGATATTCATCCCGTAGGTGGGATCGTTGGAAACGTAGGATACGTAAATCGGCGTGATGTTCGCGTACCAGAACCCCGCCTCGTCGCTGAATTGCAGCAGCGGCGGATCCATGTTGGGCGAGGCCGAGACCAGGATGGTTCTGATCCAATCGATTGGGATCGAGAAGCAATAATTGTATCCGAACTGTGGTGTGAGCGAGGAGCTATTATCGATAAGGATGGTGCGCTTCGCGAATTTCCACAGGCCTTGCGACAGGCAGAAGCCGACCACGTCCGGCCAATAGGAATCGAGTACGCGGCGCGGCTCGCGTGGTTCGGACAAACTTGCGAGCTGGCGCTCGCCGAGATGGCCGAGCGCCTCGTTGTAGATGAAGAGCTGCGTGGTCATGAGATGTCCTGCCGGGTTGCGCAAGCCGTTAGATGCCGGATGTCAGGGGGACGGAGTTTCCGCCCTCCGTCCCCCGTCGTCTGGTTTCTGTCTAGTCAAGTGCGTCAACTAAATTGAAGGGTTTGCAAAGACATTCGCCTTCGTAGGGGCGGCCCTTGTGGCCGCCCTGTGGGCCGCAGCCCCCGGCAGTGCGGGCGGGCACAAGGCCCGCCCCTACGCAATGCACTTCCTTCAAATTTGATGACGCACATGACTAGAAATCAGCGCTTGCCTGGATAAATCCGGCGCCGCCGCCACCCTGGAGCAATGTGCCCTGGCCGGCGGTACCCGCCGCGGTACCCGTTACGCTGATATAGTTCGGTGTATGGGTGGTGCCGGCCGCGAAGGTTCCAACCGCGGTCGCGGTGCCTGCCAGATTGAATTTGAACGAGCCGGCTGACACCGTGACGGTCGGTGCGGTGCGCATTTGCACCGGCAGCGGGATAAAGATGATTTCCGAGGCGGCGCCCGCCACCATGCCGGCGCCGACGATGACACTGGACGCCGGCTCCGGGATGTTGAAGAAGTAACGCTGGGCGATTGCCAGCTCCAATTCAATGTCGCGATGCTCGAACGGTGTGGCCTGCGCACCGATCTCGAGCTGGACGCCCATGATCTGCACGAAGTCCGCGGCGCCGGCGGTGCCGACCGGCGTGGCGTTGAACAGCACCCCAAGCTGCGTGCAGCCCGCCGGCACCGTTGCGGTGAACAAATAACGCTGCCAGCTGGTCGTGATCTGCTGGGCGATATTTGCACCCCCCGTCAACACCGCCGTGCCGGGCAAGGAGTTCGGCGAGATGTTCTGCTGCGGCGTCAAGGTGAGCGAGCTGTAGCCCGTCCACGTGCCCGCCGCGAGGCTCGCCGCGCTCTGGTTCGTCCCCGTGCCGCTGGCAAACAGCACGTTGAGGACGCCGTTGGTGGGCGACCAGTTGGCGCCAGCCTGCGCCCAGAACGACAGCGTGATCGGCTGGCCCTGGGCGCGGATGGAATCGAGCGTTTCCACCACCTGGCCGAGATTGATCGCTGTCGTGTTGGCATTCGCCGCGGAGCGGCCGAACTGAAGGGCCTGACTGAAACCAGGCACCGCGGTGACGCCGGTGACCTGGGACACCGAGATTGAAGACGCCGCACCGCCGACGGCGAAGAAACGATCAGCCGTGTAGGTGAGCGTGTTCGCGATTCCCGTGAAGCTGGTGCCGCGCTGCCACGGATTGGTGGTGAAATCGCCGCCGTCGATGATATTGCGGGGGAACGCCAGCTGCGAGCCGCCGACGCCAGCCGGGGCGGCGAGGCTCGCGGAACCTGAGACGCTCACGGTGCCGGCCGTCAGGTTCTGGACCTGCAGGATATAGCCCTGTGGGTTTGCCTGGTTCACCACAATGACGAAATCCCCAAGGCTCATGCCTTTGAAGGTCGCATCCGCGATGTAACCCGCGGCCGTCACCTGGGCCAGCGTGTCGGTCGTGGTGTATTCCCACAGCTTCCACGCCCCCTCGATCGGACCGCCCGCAATGTAGGTAAGAGTGCTGGTGGTGTATGCCATTCTGAAATCCTTCGGATTCAGGCAATCAATAATCAGTTATCAGTGATCAGTAATCAGAATCTGACTACTGATCCCTGACCTCTGATCACTGATCCCTGTTAGGTGTATTTCGAGCCATCGTGGTTGATCACGACGACGCCAGAGTTCTGGAGCAACGCCGAGCCCATGAAGATCGAGGAGCGCGCCCAGTAGTAGGCGTTCTCTTCGTTGTAGCCGGCGCGGACATCCATCTCGCCCGTGTTCACCGCGTGGCCGACGGCTGAGCGATGGAACGCGAAGCACTGCTCATTGGCGGTGCCCACGTTCGGAAGGTGCGGGTGGAATATCCAATTGAAGCCGGCCCAGCGGCGGAAGCGGCGGGCCGGGCCGATCAGAGGCCTGATCTCGACGTATTCGGCCTTCTGGAATTCAGGGATCTGCATCAGGTAGGCCCGCATAGCGGGCGAACCGACGAAGAACATGTTGTCTTCCTCGGTGGTGTCGACATCCTGCAGATCGAGGTGCGCCAACGCGCGCGTGGCCAGGGCGAGGGTCATCGCCTGAGCCGAGCCCAGATTGCTCGAGGCGCCGGACAGCACACCCAAAATGTCCTGGTCGATCTTCCGGTTCAACACCTTGACCGTCGAGCTCTGCATGATGCGACGGCCGTCGCCCTGGCTGGCGAAGATGTTGAATTCGGTGCGCTGGGGCTTGTCGTGCCACTCGACAAGAGTGGCGGGTACTTGGGTGAGGCTGTCGACGCGCGGCGGAATATTGCCATTGAGGCCGCGTGTGACGGCGGTTGCACCGCCGGAACCGGCCACCAGGAACATCGCCTGGTTGCCTTTGATCACCGCTTCAGTCGTGCAGACGTTGCGCAGCCATGACTGGCCCTGCTCGAACTGGGCGATGAATTCCTGACGGTACTGGATTTGAAATGCCGAGTCGGCCATTGATCCAGTCCTTCTTGGTCATCATTGGGGGTGCCTCCGTTCTGGTTGTCTGCGGGCGCATGATCGGGGTTGGCCGAACCTTGGGAACTGAAATTAATCGTCGATGGTCAGGGCGTCGGATGCGCTGACAACTGACGTCTGATTCTTGTTTCCTGGAGCCGGGCGCCGTCACCTGCCCCGCAGGGCTTTCCATCGGCGGGTGAAATTGCAAGCCGTTCGGGGCCGCCGCAACCGGATTGGGTGAGGTCGGGAGGATCTCACCGCTGAGGACCCGGGTGTTGACGGGATGTCCGATCGTCTCGCGAATGGCGTGATCGTGTCGCCACGATCGAGATTGAGTTTGGCGGAGGCACGAGATGCGGAAACATCCAGTCATCTCGTCCCGCCGTTCCGGGCGTGACGGGCTGTGCACTCCCGGCGTGTCGTCAGGTGGTGGATCGGCAGAAATGCTATGGTGCTCCGATTCAAGTTCGGGGCGCCGCGATCATGGATACGCCAAGACTGACGCTGAGAGTGGATTTGGGTAGCGGCCGCGCCTTGGGGCCCGGCAAGATTCGCCTGCTCGAGGCCATTGCGAAAACCGGGTCGATTTCACAGGCGGGCCGAAGCCTTGGTATGTCCTACAGGCGCGCCTGGCTTCTGGTCGATGATGTGAACAATTGCTTTCGCGATGCGGTGATCGCCGCGCAGCCGGGTGGCGTCCATGGTGGCGGTGCGACGCTGACGCCGTTTGGGCAGCAACTGGTCGAACGCTATCGCGCTATCGAGGCAGACGCGTTGGTCGCGACCCGGAAGCATCTTCACGATCTCGAAGCCGCATTGAAAGGACCGAGGTCGCAGCGCGCCGCGACCTCGCTCAAGCGCTCGGTGCGCGCGCCGTCGAGGCGACGATGAGCCGATCGGCCGCCCGATGTTACCCCGCGCGGCCACGCCGCGCCTGCTCGCGCGTTGCGAGCAACCCGCGATATTCCTGTTGCATGCGCGCGCCGGAATCGCCGGTCCAGTAACTTTTCCAGAGACCGGAACCGTGCGGCGCGCGCATGTATTTCCCTTCGATTTCGGCAATGCGGCTCTCCACATTGGATAGGCCACCGCTGGAGGCGTTCGGCAGCATCGCGCCGCTTGGATTGATCGACTTTGCCACTTCCAAGATCGTCTTGTTGAAGGTCGGATGATTGGCAAGGACCCGGCCGTCGGGCAAGCGGGCGGTCAGCAATGCTTCCCTGAAATCCTCCGGGAAGCTCCGATCGAAAAACTGTGCAATGGTGTTGCGGTTGGTTACGTAATCATGGCCCCATTCGCGCATGAGGTCCGCTGAGGCCTCGTGTTTGAAGGCCGCGTCGGCGTGGTCGCGCTGGGCAGCCAGCTGGTCCTGCATGTCGAAATACCAACCAACCGCCTGGTTATATTGATCGGCTGTCCATCGGCCCTTCATCGCCTGGTCGGCAAAGGAGGCGAGCAGCGCCGTCTCTGCCTCGCCGGGCACCGTGCCATTGCCAAGCTGCAATCCATCCACATAAGCGGCGGCACTTTGCGGCAGGCCATGTTCTGCGCGCCAGCCCGCAATCTGCTCCGCCGTTGCATTGTCGGGGGGCGGTTTCGTTGCCTTCAGGTCGCCGGAGGAGAGCTTCGTGGTGAGCTCTTTGTAGGCCTTAGCGAGTGCCACCGGGCTTTCGAACCGATCAAGCGTTTTACGAAATGCCTTGTCGCCGCCAGCCAAATCCTCGCGCCAGGCTTCCGGAAAGGTCTTGGCAGCCGGCTCCTGAGTCGGCGCCGCGGTTTTCGGCGTTGGCGCGGCGTTCTTTGCTTGCGGCTCGGCTGCAACCGCCGCATCGATCTGCGTGCCGCCCGGAGTGCTGCCCCTAGCGCCAGGCGTGGCAGTGCTTGGAAGGCCGTCGCTCGCAAGCTGGGGGGACCGGGAGGCAACGCCTTTGCCGGCAGCACCTATTTCGTCCCCGGGCGCGTTTGCAGAGTGCGGCGGGGGCGCGAAACGATTGTCCTGCATTGATCACCTCGTCCATTGCATTTTGGTCGCGCCGGAACCCGCGGCGCGACCGGCGGGTGCATAGCTGTCCGGGGCGGGCCCGCGCTCACATGCGCGGATGGCTGACAAAAGCCATGCTGGTCGGCATGTTGCGCGTCGTTACATCGCGTTCCGCCTCTTCCTTGCTCAGGATGCCATCGCGCACGACCGTTCCGGTCGGCCCGATGATGCACCAGCGCTTGGCCGGACCACGCCATTGAGCATAGTGGTTTCCTCGCGCTTCGATCCGGCCGATCGCGACGCCGCCGAGCGGCGCCTTGATCAGTTCGGCAAAGCGGATGAATTTCGCCGGCACGTGCTCGACCAGGTAGAGCAATGCGAACAGCGTGGATTGCTCGTCCAGCACTTCGACAAGATCGCCGGCGCGCAGCTTTGCTTCGTTCGGACCCCACACCGTCACGTCGGTAAGCACGCTATCATAAGGCGTGCGTTCCCCGTCGATCACGACCCTCCACCAGTTGCGAGCAAACGCGGCATCCTGCATTGCACTCTGTGGGATTGGCGGCAGCGGCCGTAGTGCTTGCGTAGCCACCTCGGTCTCTGGTGCAGGTTTCGGTGCCTGTGCGATGACCGATGGGATGTGGGGTGCTGCCTGTGTTTTGCGCGTAGTCCGCTTTGCAGCCTGTTCCACCTGAGTCATAAGTATGTCCTGTCGCGCCAGGGAAATAGCGGTCCGCGATCCCGGCGCGGGGGATCGATGCCGCGTGATCTCGCGATGAGATAGCGAAATGACGCGCATTCGAGAACGCGCCCGTCGTGCCCGAACAACGATCTCCGTGTCATGCAGTTGCCGACGCCATGCCGGCATCGCTTGGCGCGGCTGCAGACGGTGCAGCGCCTTCGCTTTCCAGACCGTCCATGCCGCCATGCAGGCGCGCCAGCGCTTGGGCATAATCCGTGCGCATCCCGGCGTCAGTCCAATAACGGCGTTGTCCATCGCCGTTCGGGTCGCGAAGCAACGCTTCGATCTCCTCGATCCGCTGCTGATCCTGGCTCACCCTCGGCGGCGATCCAGCGGTGCCTTCCTTCAGTGCGAGGTCGTCGAGCCGTTCGTGCGCCTCGAATGCGGCCTCTTGTAACTCGATATCGCCCCAATAACGTGCCGGATCGCTGCGCAGCAATTCATCAGCGCGCGCGAGGATCGTGCGGTCCTCGTCCGGGCGCAGTGCTTGCGTCACCGCTG